CGAAATGACATTGGTTTGAATTTTGTTGGGTGTTCTCAACTGAATAAACTTTATCTTCTCACCTTCTTGAATAAGGGGATACTTATGTGTTACTTTTTCTTTGTTGAGTAGGTAGTTGTACATCAATGAACCTTTGATGTGCATCGGTGTGCCTTTCTTATAGACCGATGACCTATCACCCCACTTCTTGAGTCCGTTGCATGATCTTGGGAACGCAATACGTTCTGGATCCATCTTCATAAACTCTTTGCGGAATGACTGAATAAATGTATTTAGTGCCTGTTCATCCTCGTTGATAATGACTCTTAATGCTTCTTTAATCTTATCACGACAGGGTTCTGGTGTTGAGGACTTGACTGCCTCAATACCCATGATCTTGAGTTCTGGTTCTGCGAACCGCACACCTTCACTGTCATACACATTGAGAATGTATCTTTTCTTTGCAGTCCAGATACCTTTGTCAGCAATCACCTCACGAGCCATCTCCATCTTCTGCTCGTATGCTCTTACATAATCTGCAAGGTCCTGATAGCAGTTAGTAATATAAGGTTCAATTTTATTCTTGGCGATTTGATCCAAGAAGTTGACAACTTTTTCTGTTGGTACATCATCTCTGTCGCCAAAAGATTTGCGTACCAATTCGTCAAAAGTAACATAAATGGAATCTGTATCTGACGCGATAATGTAGTCTTGATTCTCTGTCTGTAGTATTCTGTTGAGGTATTCATTTACCTTGTTCTCAATCCACCTGATGCTCAGCTGACCTGCCGTTGTAATTGCAGTTGCCAATCGTTCATCGTAATATCTAAAATACTGATTGCCGACTGCACCATAAGCACTGTTCAGTGCAATCTTTCTCGCCATCTGTATGTTGTTATATTTAGAGATTTCGTTGAGATACTTTTTATCTTTAGTATCTTGATATCTCTGTTTTGCTTCCAAAGAATACTTCTTGAACTTCACGCGGTCACCATACATTGTCTCCATAAGGTCAGGTAGAAACCCACGAATGTCTTTTCTGAAACAGGCAGCATTTGGTGTGACTGTTAGTTTGTCACCAAGAACTTCTGTCTGAACTTCTTGGTTCAATAGTTTATCGACAGAGATAGCCTCTGGGAATCTCTGACCAATCAAAGTCTCTGGTGATATGTTGTACTGCATAATCAAATGCGGATACAGACTGTTGAGGTCAAACGACATAACCCAGTTGTGGCCACCAGTCTGTGGTTCTTTGACATAGGCACCTTCATATCGAGAACCTTTGGAACTTGTGTCTCGTTGCGGTACCACGATGTCTTTATCACGCAGATAGTTATAGATAGTCACATCCCACATACGAACCTGTGAGAATACATCCATGTAGTTTACCTTTGCCTCATAGGCCATAGTCAATGCCAGTTCGATAAGTTTCATCTTATCTTCTAACGCATCGACCAACTCAACGTCTTTGATATTGTAATCAATGAACGATTGATAGTCGTTGGTGTACCATTCTTTGTATGTCTCGTATGGATTCTCGTCTTTCTGTGCTCCGAGTTCTACACCTGCAATGTAGTCAAGACGATATGACTCTTGGTTCTTGTATGTAAACTTACGATATAGGTCAAGATAGTCTAGGTTGGCAACACCCCAAATGTTGTATTTGATTTGTTCACGGCCGAAGGTTGTAGTCTTTTCTTCTGTGACCATATTCCATGGTGACATATTGTTTCGCATCTTGTCACCAAACAGTCGTGTAATACGAAGCGAAAGATAAGGAATATCAAAGAAGGTTGTGTTCCAACCTGTGATAACGTCTGGCTGAACTTCAACCATAAACGCAACAAACTCCTCAAGCATCTGACGTTCATCAATGCAATGAATGTACTCTACATCATCACGGGAGTTTTCATAGTTGTAGATACCCCACACCATAACCTTCTTGGTACGATGGTTCTTTACTGTGATGGATAATACTTCTTCTTCTGCAACAGTCGGATCAGGGAAACCATTTTCACTGGCAACCTCGATGTCGATTGTGAGAATCAAAATCTTGGCAGGATCCCAATCAATGAACCCTTCATAGTTGTCTGCAATCCAGACATAGGGATATCGTTCCATACCATGAACCAAGTCAGGTTGATCTTGGTACTGACCAAGAAACTCTCTGGCCTCAGAGATTGAACCTAACTGAACTGGTTGTACGTTCTGACCCTTCAGAGTTTTCCAAGCACAACCTTTCTTCGACCGAACAAAGAATGTCGGTTTGGGTTGTACTTTAAACTGAACAGGCTTACCTTTATCGACTGCCCGGACGAGCAGTTGGTTACCTTTCTGGATTACGTTCTTGTAAAATGTTCCTGTCATACACTTATTATATCAGGTAATGAATAATAAGTCAAGATCAAGTCAGGATTTGTTTTGTCGTAGTCTCTGGCACAACAACGCCGGAACCAAAGGCTTGCCGGTAGTTATTTGCCACATCTGAATTGGGTTCAATAATAAAAAGAATATGCTCACGGGATATCTCAACCTCGGGACTCTGACTAGCAGATAAAGGAATCCAAGGTCCAAATCCCATCTGCATATTGCCGGCACCTGCATCACGCATTGGCATAAGTACAGCAGGATTTTTCAATACAACCGTATCTTCTTTTTCTGTAATATCGGCAACAACATCTTCACCGCTTTTCATTCTCATCATCATAACACTCATAATATAAACTCCATTTTATTCAACTTTTTTCTTGTTTCCGATATTGTATTTAGTCTCTAGAATCCAACTATCTTTTTCTCTATATGATAGCACCTTAATTTGACTTAGGGGGGCTCTTGGCTCACTGTCTCCAACAATTTCTACTAATCCCCAATCGGATAATAGACCTGCAATAGTATTTCTACGTTCTACATCGTTGATAGATATGTTTGTTGGTTTACCGTCTAGAGCAAATAGTTCTTTGAAGTGAACTATAAAATAACGTCCTTGCTTATGCAGTATGTGACAAGATTGATATAACTTTCGTTCTTTTCTAGAAGCAACACCAATGCGGGATAATGTCTCTCTTACTTTGAGGAAGTCATCAGACTCGGTGAGTCTAACTTCCAACATAAGGTCAGGGGTCCACTCCATTTCTTCCATGTTTACCGCCTTTATTCATTTTTATTTTTATTGTTTCAATATCTTCAGCAGTAAGAATGTCGAGAGCCTGTTTAGCCTTCTCATTGCTGTAGCCATAATACTGTTTAATCAAGTCAAGGTTTTTGACTTTAGATGAACGTAACCATTTAGCAAATCGTTTCCGTTTTCCTATACTATTTAGTAAAAAGTCATTCTGGAGACGTTTGTCCAAGTGGTGTAGGCGGTTAAGTTCATTTACATAAAACAAACAATCAGTATGGGCCGATAGACATTTATTGATGATGTATGCAGGATACTTCTTCTCCTCATAATCATCGACCATGATATCTTTTTTTGTGTAGTTGATACTATTCAACCAGTCTTTTAATTCTGCCATTCTATAATCTCTGGTGTTACTGTGCCAACTAACCAATGGTCTGGCAACGGTGACCAACCTCTTCTCAGGTGTCTAATAAATGCCTTGGGGTGTGTCCATACTTTCACCCCATCGTTTTGTAATCTTAATGATAGATGATGGTCAGACGAGTTACCTCTGGGCCAACAGGAAATAGGATACTTCTCCCACATCTCTTTGGTCATACCAGTCAATGCAAAGTTAGCGTAACTGGTTCGCACGAGTTCTGGTGGCAGTTTTCGCATCGTTTCCATCGTTATCCATTCACCATATTCTTCTCTTGCAGGACCCCAACTCGGGTCTGTGCAACGAATTCTGTTTTGATTGACTGTTGATTGGTCACTAAAACTACCATCATCTTTTATATGCATATTCATCCAACCAGTGAATACATCACACTTCTTATTCTTTGTATATTGTAACACAGTTTCGGCTGCTTGTCTAGTGACAATCGCATCATCGCCGATAATAATGTAATGGGTGTAATCGTGTTCCTTTATGTACTTGTTCAGTTGTAATGTCACTTGGGGTTCTGTGAATGCCTTGAAGAACACCATAGGAATATCAAAACTTTTCTTGTAGGACTTCAGAGCAGGTTGAATGTTTCTGGGTTGCATCACAAGCAAACAAGGATCAAACATTATTTTTTCTCTGAGGGTATGTGGTGAGACACAGCATCAGACCATCTTATTTTATGATATGCCATGATACCTTTTGGTATGTTCTTGGTCAAATGGGTATTGTCTCTCAGTATCTTTGCCGGGTTACCTACCCAAACTTTGCCTGGTTCTACTAATGTTTTCTTTGGTACAACACAACCCATACCAATCATAGACCATGAACCGATGACCTGATGTTGATGTATGAGGCAACCAGACCCGCAGTTACTTTCTTTCATCACATGGACATGACCAAGAATAATAGCACCGACACTTAGGGTTGTGCCATCTTCAATGATACAGTCGTGAGCAACGTGAGAACCACGCAACATAATAATATCGTTGTGTATCTCTGTAGGTGTAGTCGTACCTGCATTGATAGTAATAAACTCACGGAACATATTATTGTTGCCAATCTTTGTAGAACCGTTCTTGTGCCAGAAGTCTCTGTGTTCTGCCCGTGTACCCACAGAGCAGTGACCTTCAAATCTGTTATTGTCTCCAACAGTCAGTTCTCCCGTTAGATGGCAGAAAGGACCAATATAATTATTGTCTCCCAGTTTTACCAATACATCTACATATGCTGTCGGGTGTATAAAATTCATCGCCAATTCTCCTTTACCCATTGTTGATCTGCCACAGTATGTGGTTTATCTTTGCCGTGAAAGTATACAATACTAGCATCTTTCAGTCGGTTCATGTGACCGTGAATGTGTACACGGTAACTCAATATCTTACCCTTGAAGATTGTATCTAGTCTTGGGCTGTCTGGGTATGCCATTCTCAATAGTGCCATCTCTGATGGTGCACTGTGTGGGCCGTAGTCTAGTTTTGCTTCTCGCATAAACATAAACTCATCACCCTTCCACATATTCCACACCTCACTACAAAACTCATCGTTGCTAATCGTGATGGCGTTACAAATAGTTTCTGGATGATATGGGTCTTGACACACGGCAATCTTAGCATCGTATGCAAAGATATCATCTAGTGGTCCTGTGATGATAGTATCAAGTCCAGCCGTTATTCTTTTGCCAGTACACAAGTCTGGACGATACTGTTCCATCAAACTCATCCAACCATACTGATCGACTGAACGATTAAATCTAACTGCCTGTATGGGTTCTTTGAATTTGTAATTCTGTTCTGTTAGGCAAATGAAATTAAACTTGCCGTTATAGTTTCTGCTTATACCCCTATAAAGACGATCCACCCATTCTGGAGAATAAATGCCGGTGCTATGTAAAATGCCGGTTTGTCTTCCATGAAAGAGAGAAGTTACAACCGTGATATCTGGTTTATAAGATTGGCGTGTGCCCCAACTTCTCGTTGTGCCAGTCTGTGTCATCTTTGGCAAGTTCTGTTTCTCGGTACTCATAGTTGTCCGACTCCT